AAGTACTCCGAATTAGAAGAACGTGTGGAATGGACTACATTACAGAAATCCCAGAACCTTGGTTCTATGGATGGAATTTTGTGGAACCATTCGCTCTACTATTTCGTGGCACTTGAAGTTCTTGAAGCTCTATTGAAAACTTCGTTGAGGCGTGGGTTAGCAATAACTCACACCTTTGATAAATCTGAAGGTTCCTTTGCAGGAGCCACTTATGTTAAGAATCTTGGTAAAGTGAAAATGGATGTCGACGGCAATTCTTTTCCCTATGTTCATGGCGACCTTGAATGGTTAACCAGCACAAACGCTTTTACCGCATCAATTGACGGCAACCAATACACTTTGTGTTGGTCTGTCCTTCAATCCGGTATTCACACCGATATGTACAGCTTCATTGTTGTAGATGGTGAAGTTCCCGCTGATTTTTCAAAAGAACCTGAGAAAGCGAAAGAAATACCCGAAGATGTCTTGAAGGCTCTCCACCTCACGCAAGAACGCCCCGGACCCCTTGGCATTTTTGTATACACGCAAGACAATCTCACCGAATTCACAGTGATTCCCGCCCTAGTTAAGTATGCCAAAGATACTTGCTTTATGGGCAAGAAACCTGATGAAGCAGCTTTTCGCCAAGCTGTAGGTAAGATGCGTTCTGTAGAGGCGGAAAAGATTCTTCCACAAAACGTACGAGATGCTGAATGGTATTCACGCGCTTTTACACAATCGATGGTTGTGGCATTCTTGGAATGTGCGTTTGAATACAATTCAGCCCAGGAATGGGTGGCAGACCTGATGCCACTCCTCACGAAAATGGGCTTCGGCCAATGTGCGAAACGTGAGTTAGCTCTAACTGAAAAAGTAACCAATGCCATTCTGCGTACCTCCAATGCCGTGAAAACGGTTGGTGAGAAATGTGGAATGGACGTGGTGAAAGATCAGTACATCAGCGACACTGTTGATGTGAACATGATAAGTCCGAAAAAATTACCTCCATTGGCCACTACCCTCTTGACGGGAATTGGTTCACCACCTTCACCACCACCACCCCCACCAATTGTTCCCTTCGGAATAGCTGCTTGTCCTGAAAAGGTTCAAGCTGAGGTGGATGCACGGGTTGTGTCATCAAAGGAAGCGTGTAAGCAAGCCAAAATTGCGAGGAAAGATTTGGTCCCAGGAACCAAATCGTATCAAGACACCTTAGCCGTGACCTCTATCAAAAGGTTCATGTCGTGTAAAATTCGTCCAAATGTAGTTAAACGGTCGGCCACGCCTTGGGTTTTCACCCGGCGTTTGGGACCACCTTTGCTACCTAACACCCAATCAACCGCATCAATTGCATCAGCAAAGATTCACCGGTTGTTTGATGGTAAGGAATATTTGGATTTTGCACAACATGAACGTTTGAAAAAGTCATGGACTGATATGCAACAAGAAGGCTATTTACCTAATGCCGGAGAAATTGCAGCCGAACAGGCTATACTACCATTGGCGTCATCGCGCGATTGGTTGTATAACCAGTACGGACGTCGGAATGACCAGAAAGCAGTAGCCAATTACCTACAAGGAATTGAGGATTACGAAGCCAATGGTATCATCCACTATGACTATCAGTTCTTTGTGAAGAAAGAAGCTGCGATGGCTAAAGGCAACACGAACAAATTCCGAGGAATTTTCGTTGTTGATCCCACCTATGGAAGCACTGTCAACCGATTCTACTATCAAACCATGAAAATTCTATGCAAAATTTACCATCCAGAAGCTTTTGCCGGACAACACACTGTTGTCTCGGCAGGTCTGACGGCTCCAATTGTGGGGTCGGCGATCGGTAATGCAATTGAACGACATGGTCACGGCTTGATCATTGAAATGGATGCTTCATCATATGAAGCTAATCAAACACGAGAACACACAGAATGCATCGTCGAATTCTACAAAACCTTCAACCCACCTCCAGAAATCATTAACGCCATCTGTAAGATGATGGACGTCACCGTGATTGAGAACGTGGACCCTGAAGGGAACCGGAAAATTTCTTTCTTTAGAGAAGGAGGTATGGGTTCAGGAATCGGTGATGTGTCCTTACGTAATTCTTTGAACACAATCATGGCTCGATGGAGCCTGTTGAGTTCAGTTGGTTACTCTACTGCAGAGATTATGAAAGTGACATTTGCCATGATATTAGGAGATGACAATTGGGTAGCAGTACCCAAGGACTCACGGACTGTGTTAATCACCACTGAGTACGTAGCAAAGCATTTCTTGGAAAACCACGGTTGGAAGATGAAATGTAATGTGTACGACATGGAAGATTATGCTAAATCGGAATTTTGTTCAATGTACCCGTTCCAACAAGTCAAACCAAATGGTGCGATTGAATGGAACATGTCCCTCAAACCTGGCCGCTTTTTCTCCAAAACATTGGTGACAAAAGTAGCACTGGAGCGCGGGATGGATACGTTACAACAACTGAAAGGAATGGTGTGCGGTGCTGGTCACTTCACGAACGGTTGGTTAATGGCAAATTGCCTTAATGAACTTTACATCCGCATGAAAGACATTGATTTAACAGGTATTAACTTGGATCAAGAATTTGATTATCAACCGACTTACAAGTACGGTGATGGACCCATTTCTCTACCGACAGATGGGTGCATTAACGAAGATTGTGATAGGTATAATGAATCAATCTCTAACATGCGTTCAGCTTTGGACCATTTTAAATTGTGTGCAAAGAATTTCCCGAAACAGCCCCTCATTATCACAGCTCATCCCGTATGGGACAACATCATTGACCTAGATGTTGCAGCTGATGAGGATGACTTCTCAGACGACCTACGGCTAGATGCTTCTATGCCGGACTTGAAGGAAGTGCGTCACATCCCGAAAGACTGGTATCAGAAAGGCGCTACCGGCCACTACCCCATTTACAATGATGAGGGTATTTCGATTTTTGGCCTTGGACTTTTCCAAGGATAGCCTTCCCTGCAGGCGGGGAAGCGGCGTAAGCCGGGCACAACATAGGTTTTTCGCACCTTTACCATTGTTGTGCAGCTGTGAAGGCAGAGCCAAACAAAACGGCAAAAAACATTCAGAATTTAAAACATGACTGAAACAAGCATTCACTCTCTTACACAAGCAGAATTCAAACGCGTTACGACTGATCCCTGGTTCATTCTTGCTACCGATCCCTTCCATGACTACGAAGTACCTGTTGCCGGTTTACCGGATCGGTACTCCGAAGCTACGGCGGTGAGGTATATCAAGACGGGCTATACGATCACTAAACCGGCTGGACTACTTCCAGGTGAAACCTGGTCAGCGAACATTGGCACATTACCATTAAACCATACCTTGAGGGACAATCAAGTCCGAAGTTTCTTCGATGATCGTGTAGATGCGATTGACATTGAAACCACAAATGCTGCGTTTACAATGGGAACAATCAATGTTTCTACAGCAAAGGACAATGTCCTTCAATATCCTAGTACCGAATTAACTTTTGCTGCTTTCGACGCCGG